CTATTTAAGTAAAGAAGCAATGATAGACGTACCTGCGACTTTAATCGCTTCAAAAGACAGATCGACGCCTTTTTTCATTAAGACCGCTTTAATTTTATTCCATGCCGTATCACTACGGATTTTGTCTAAAAATTCGTGACCTTGCCATGTTAAACACTGTGCAACAAAATCAACTTTACCAATTTTAGAAACATCTTTAGATTCAATTAATCCTGCTTCTCCTAATAGTTTATAATGATATACTACTATTTCTCGGTCATATCCCTCTATATCCGATCCATATAACCAGCTTTTAGGGGTATTTTGTTCCTCTAATTGAACCAAAATCTTACGAATCAATTCCCAATCTCGTTTCATTGTTACTCCTTTTTCAACCGCACTATAAAAAGTGCGGTCGGTTTTTCAGTGAGTTTTATGCTCTTACTCCAGTTAAATTTCTCTTATCAATAATCTTTTCAGCTAAATCTAGCCAATTAGCCCCTTCTACTTGGCAGTCATGGACTAATCCTGAGATTCTAGGTCTTCCACACTCTGCACCTAATAATTTCAACAAGGAATCCAATAAAATACTCACCTCATATCCTAATTGTCGCCCACGTTGTCCGTGTTTATACAGAGAATAAAACACATTGTAAGGCACGACAATTTCATCCTCTTTCACTTTTGGCGATGTGTCTGTAATCAGTTCGCCCTCTAAAACGATCTTATGAATATACTCTACCGCCATTGGGACTTGTTCTGCTGTCAGTTCATCAATATGTTGCACATTAAAGCGTTGGTGAATAAATGAGTAAGCATCTGAATAGATTAAGCCTTTTTTACTGACCAACTGGCTAACAGCTTGTCTTAGTCCTGTTCTTTCGTCTGTGGTGGTTTTTCTTTCTGCTTTGCCTTTCATCCAGTAATCTGATAAGGCTTTGTAACACTCTTTTTTGTATGTAATCAATAAATCTCGGATTTCAGGTTTAACACGTTTTACATCAATGCCGAATAACCATCCATTTAAGTAATCAATTGGAAGACAAAGCATTTGTTGATCACCACTATTCGTGGGTGCGGTTATGATAACCGTACCTTGACTTAACACCTCATCACGTTGAATACGTTGACGTTGCCCATCCCAATTTAAGCCAATATTCTCGCAGATTGGTTTCATTGCAACATAGTAAATACTGTTGTGTTCAAAAGTGGAAAGTGGTTGATTGTGGAAGTTGATAGTTTGAATTTGAGCTGTCATTTTGAGTTTCCTTTTGAGAGAAGTACCCTAATCGAATTAGGGTGATCGAGAGCTCAAAACTAGCTCAAAATCTAGCGGACTTATTCCCCGAAGGTATTGTATTCGTCGCACTCTCGATCATTGATACTAAATTATTGTCTATGCCTAAATTTGTTGATGAGAAAAAGAAGCAAATTTAAAGCATAAAAAAATCACACTGACGGGGTGTTTACTATCCTTATGGATACCGTTTTGAGAAAGGCTTTTGAGACCTATGGGTAGATAATAAATAAAAAAGCCTGTGTTGTAAACAGGCTTTTAATATTTTGTTTATTCACACAATTTATCTAATTTCATTCTGGCATTTTTTGCTGCCATAATTTGCTGAAAAAGCATTATCTTAGTAACCTCTTCATTCAGATTATAGCAACACAATGTTCTTTTATCTTTTAACATTTGCATTTCTCTTGCCAAAGATTTTGCTAAGTTATTATCCATACTCCGTATTCGTTCAATAAGATACTGATGTTCACCTAAATGATCACGTTCGACATTCATTCCAATACGATTTTCTTCCACAAAATCTTTAACCAAATGGTAGAGATAATAATAGGCGTGCTTAATGCCATCACGCCATTCTAATTCTGTCGATTGCTTATTCAAAAATTCTGCTCGTTGTATTAAATCACTAGGCTTAATCATTCTGCAGCCTCACAACAAACATAAAAGTGGCTTAAATCAAGATCGTATTGTTCTTCAAAATCAACAATAAAATCAGCCAAAGCCGAATTACATTCCACGAGCCGAATCACATCATCATCACTAAAACATTTTAAAAATTGCTTGGAGTAATATCTGTCATCAATCTTTCTACCTTCAGTATGAACAAGCCATTTCAATGAGTAATACTGTGAAATAATCTTCATCATATTCAAACCAAAGGAAAGCATAATCTCTGAGTCGCCTTTGAAAAAGGTCATTAATATATCATTTTCATAAAATGGATAATTTCCTTCTTTATCTAACTTTGATAATTTTTCAATAATCGCTTTACACTCATCTGAAGCATAAAAACTAGAAAAAGCTGTTCTTAATAAACGAAGTAAACCAATATTATTTTTTGCATTATCCAAGGCTAATCTGAACATTGATAATGATTTATCGTGCAATCCTAAATACTGCAAGCTCATACCATAATTATAGTAATGTTCCGCACTCGGATTTATCTTAATTGCTTTATCCCAATATTCAATACTTTGATGATTATTTTGATAAGCTAATAGTATGCCACGCAAAGCGTAAGAAAGATCAGTATCGACTTTTTCCAAGTCATCAAGATCTTTATTCAGTGCGTTTAAATAAAAGGCATTGATTTCTTTCATAAAACGAGCCTTGAACATTCTCTCTTGAATACTTTCCGCTTTCGTTAGTGGTATCGCTGACATGATCACCCTCCAATCATTTTGCTGACATATTACCAAAATATCTGATAAAACAAAACCGCACTCTAAAGTGCGGTTATGTCTAGCCCTAGATTTGGTTAAATACGACTTTGTTTGGGTCAAAATCCTATAATTTTGGCAACATATGCCAATTGCCTAATGTATCACATTCAAATTTTTGTTTTAGGCGTTTGCCAAGAGGTTCGAAAGCCTCAACAAGTAGGCTGGAGTTATTTCCCTTTCGGGTCTTGTATTCCTCACCCTCTCGGCATAGATAAATTTTGGGTATGCGTAATCAAAATTCTTGAGAGAAAGAAACAGATCACAAATTTTACGCATAAAAAAACCGCCATGCTGTCGGGTGCGGATTACCGCTTGTTGTTAAGGTTTCGACACCTTGAAAAGGTATTACTACTCAAATTCTGTAATGTCAATTGCTAAATTATGCTTGAATTAATTTTAATTTAGCATTATGCTAATAAAAGTGATTAATTTAGTAAAAGGAACCTCTATGACAAAACAGACTTTAACACCTGAACAACGTAAAGAACGTGCGAAAAAAGCCGCTCAACTCCGCTGGGAAAAGAAAAAACAACTTAGTGAAATACCACTCGCTATTCACGAGGGAATTTTAAAAATTGGTGAAACTTCGCTTGATGTTGCTGTACTTGAAAATGATGTTCGAATTATATCAAGTGCATCAGTTTTCCAAGCTCTAAATCGTCCAAATCGTGGAGCAAGAGGTGCTTCAATTGTTGAAAATGAAGAGGTGATCAACTTGCCTGCTTTTATGGATGCAAAGAACCTAAAACCTTTTATAAATCAAGATGTTATTAATGTGATCAAGCGTATCAAATTTAAAACTAAAGATGGTCAAATTAAAGAAGGTTACGATGCAACAATCCTCCCTATTGTATGTGATGTTTATTTAAGAGCAAGGGAGGAAAAAGTACTAACAAAAGCACAATTTGACACTGCTCAGAAGGCAGAAATTTTAGTACGTTCACTGGCTAAAGTTGGTATTGTTGCACTTGTAGATGAAGTAACTGGTTACCAAGATAGCCGAGCAAAAGATGCGTTGGCTAAAATCTTTGAAGCTTTTGTAGCTAAAGAGCTTCAACCGTGGATTAAAACCTTCCCAGTAGACTACTACAAAGAATTATGCCGTTTATATGGTGTAAAATACCCGCCACTTAAAAACAATCAATTTCCACAATTCTTTGGGCATATCACTAATAATGCGGTTTATTCAAGACTTGCCCCTGAATTGTTACCCGAACTCAAAAGAATGGCATCTAAAGAGGCCAAAAAAGCTAAACTTCATCAGTTTTTAACTGAAGATATTGGTCACCCTAAATTAAGGGAGCATCTGTCGTCTATTATTACGATACTTAAATTATCCAAAGATAGAGAGACTTTCTATGAAAACTTAGACCGCATTCATCCAAAACTCAATGAGACATCGATTACTGATTTTGAGTAAGTGAGGTATAAAAACCCCAAATATTCGCAGTGTTTGGGGTTTGTTTTTTTGATGTAATAAAAAAGCCCCTCTAGGTCAAGGGGCTTTACAAACTTACCAATTACATGCTTTCCTTAAAGGTTCAATAGATTCCTTCAAGCCTGAAATATTAAATGGCAAGGTGATTGGTGATTTACTATAAGGTGATACTTTCACCAACATTCTGTCTTTATCAAACATTGATTTAATTACTGAGATAGGTTTTCGAGCAAAAGTAGCTTTGAAATCAGTCGAAGTATCCCAAGTTGTTTTTACAGCTTTATCCTTATCTAAACGATACTCAACTTTTACATGATCATTGTGTAAATATGTATTTGAATAACTAATCATTAAATCAGTAGAATTATCTTTACATCGAATCACCATATTAGCTCTTACATTCTCACCATACTCACTAAAAGGCTCTAAAGATCGAGTGCTCATAAAAACCGAAATTGAATCGTCCATTTCTGATCTTTTGAATCGAATATCCCAAATATCGTGAGTGAGATTCATATCAGCAACACAAATTGCAGGAATGAAAGATGATAAAAGTATAAATTTTTTCATTTTGTTGCTCCTACTCTTTTTGATATTCCTTGTTTTAAAGCCGATAGCTCTTCTGAAGTAAAATCTTCGACTTCATCACAAACCTTTAATACTATTTCTGATGAATTTGCAATGGCATCAAGATTTTTATTAGTTAGAACAAGGCTAAATGACTCTCTGTAAATCTTAGGTTTATTTATAATTTCTGTTAGGATTTTATTCCCATTCTCCAAAACATCTTCTAAATAACTTCGACTGCCTTTACTACTAAAATCAACTGAATCCACCTCCAAACTTTTTTTATCTACAAGAAGATTAAATTTCTCATAACAATTTAAGTATTTTCTTTCTTTACTCTTCTTTGATAAGAAAAGCATATTAATTTTAGGTGCCATTACTAAATCTTTATCCCATTTATCAAAGTCTGGGTATTCAATACTAACCGTATCTTCCCCTTCTTGATCATCAGTTTTAATTTCAATTTTAGGTGATGCTAAAACTAACGTTGGAATAATAAGTAGAGAGCAGAATATTTTTTTCATTTTTATTCTCCGATTTGTAAAATTATGTAAATTATACAAAACTGGAAAATGTTTTTCTGTGATGAACTTCAAATTATCAACTCGCCAAAAACTTCATTGTTTTATTCACAATTACCACCAGCGAATTGCATTGATAAATGGTGTTGAAAATGCGAGAGCTATACCTAATGCGATAACAGCGATCGCAAAAGCAATGGCAACTCTCATTACTGGAGTTGTATTCGCTTCCATTTCTAACCCCTCTTTTACCACCAGCGAATTGCATTAATCAAATCAGGTAGTACCCACGACATACCAAAAATAAAACTTAAAACCACAACAACGTAAGCAAAACGGCGAGCTGTTGCATCTTTTGAAATAACTTCTAGCATTTTTGCCACCTCTATATTAAAATTCATCTTGATTTATGTCCTCTTAGTCAGATTAAGTGGATAATAAAAAAACCCCGAACACTGCGAATGTTTGGGGTTTGTTTTTTGGAGTATGCTTCAAATATTGGTAATAACAAAAAGGCATGGTTGTTATGACCATGCCTTAAATTTCTAGGAATAAATCCATTTGCTGAATCGCTGCAAACTCTCGCTCAAGTTCAGCCTTTTCTTTTTTGCATTCGTTTAACGCCTTTCCTTTTTGGCTAGATCGCATTTTGTAATCTGCCATTTTAGCTCGCCAAGCCTCTGTTTTATTTTTCACTTCATCTCGACGAGCAATACCTGTTGTCCAATAATCCCATAAAACAAGGAAACATTCTTCTTGGTAGTTTTCCAACCGTTCTTTTAAATCTGAACGCACTTTATTTGGGTTGATTGAGAACAGCCAACCATTTAATTTCTTGATTGGCATACACAACATTTCACGATTTTTCCCATCTTGGGCAACTGTGGTGATATGACCACAGTTGAACTTACCTTTTGAATTTTCAAGTTTTCTATGTTGAGAACTCCAAGATAAACCTAATGCCTCAACGATTGGTTTAACCGCTGTATAGATTACATCATCGACTTTTAAAGTAATTAATTGAGAGCCATAAAAAGAGATGGTTTGAGTTGAGATTTGATTAGACATAATTGTCTCCTACTTGTTTTTTCGAAGTTTAGATAACCCTAGAATTAGGGTGCCAAGAGGTTCGAAAACCGCAAGTAGTCGGTCGGAGTTATTTCCTTTTCAGGTATTGTATTCCTCGCCCTCTCGGCATAGATGAATTTTGGGTATGCGTAATCAAAATTCTTGAGAGAAAGAAACAGATCACAAATTTTACGCATAAAAAAACCGCTATGCTATCGGGTGCGGATTACCGCTACTTGCTTATAAGGTTTCGACGCCTTGAGAGTGATAGTAAGGTAAAATGGATATGTTGTCAATTATGAGAAATAAAGTTTCTTACTGTTCAGATGTAATTGTAAGGCTTTGAATGGATCACTTTTACTATCTTCATAGTGATTTTGTACTATACCAGAAATAATATCTGCTAATTGAACACCTAAATGGCATTTACTGTCACAAGGGATGGTTTTTAATATTGTTGCTGCTCCCAAATCAAGCCAAATTGACGTTTGTAGATAATCATGTAGCGAATTTCCACTCTCTACTTTAACTGAACGTTGGTCTACATTGAAATACACATGATTATATCTAGCAAGATCATTTGCTAAAAGTAACTTAATCATATAGTTATAAAGTTTATTCGGATCTTGGCGGATATGAGTCATTACGTTTTGCTTATTAACAGTAATGCAGAGAAATTGAACATCTGAACCATGCTTAATTTTAAAGTCAGCAAGTTTTTTAGCAATCCAAAGTCTATCAGAAACAGATAAACTAGCCCATTTTATTTCTCGACTCGTAGGCGTTTTAGTTTTTTCGTACAGGCTTCTCATTAGACGTTTTAGTAAATGACGTTTATCGTGTTTTATAAGTATTGTGGCAATTGTAAGATATCGGCTTGACCCACCTTTACGATAAGGCGCATCAAATTTCCAACCTAAATCACCACTTTCATCAAGATAAACAGAAACCATTTCGTCATTCCTTTGCACAAAAAATTAAGCCGCCAATTTATCATAAAACTGACGGCTTGAAAACTTGTGGTGACAGACCCTAGTGCTGACGTACTTAACATACGCTTACGATACCATAGGCTTCGCAGTGATACTAGGCTTTACCTGTCACTGGTGAGTGTACTTAATTTTGATAAACTATGCAAATAATTTCGCAATTTTTTCTAAGCCATCTATACGATGTTGAACGCGTATCATATTGATTGGCTGACAATAGAACATTTCTAAGCCATCTATACGATGTTGAACCTTCATAACCTGCGGGACCACGAGGTCCTATTCCCAATCCACGCCATCAGTTAAAGCGTTACCAACAACAAATGTTACTTTGTTGATGTTGACTTTAATTGTGCCATTGGTAGTGGAAAGCTTAATTGGCTTACTGTCGCTATCTTTTGGCTTAATATGCAAGTCAATTCGATAGTCCGTCAAATCTAGTAATGAGCCATCAGTATTGGTAAAAACTAAAGTCTCTGACTGATCATCGCCACGAATCCATTTAAAATTCACTTTCTGCATTGCTCACCTCTCAATAAAAAAAGACCGCGTTTAAGGCAAGCTTTGTAATATTTTTCTGAGTCAATGTTTTTAAAGGATTCATTAACAGAAAAAACTTTATTTTGACTCTTTATATCGTCTTCGCTGATATAAAATCTCTCTTTATTCTTGCAATCAACATAGAAAACAATCGTCTTCTTTGGTTTGCTTTTGGTGTCTGATAAAGCAATATCCACAACTTTATCGCATGACCTTGATTTTGCCACAAGTTCACCAGCTAACGGACCAAGATCGTTTATTTTTTTATCCATTCACTCCCCCAGGCTTTGTATGTCTTAGGATTGTCTTTTTTAGTCATCGCAAAATAACCGTATCAGTGACAATGAATGATTTACGTCCCATACACATATCACGTAACTCCATTAAGTCACGCAGTACATCATCTTGTGAAATTTGAACTCGTTCCGCCCGAGTGTTTTGGGCTTTTTGAATAGCTTCTTGAATGTCTACATTTGACAACAAACGACTGCCTTCACGATTAGCTGCTTTCTCAGCATACCCTGCTCTGATTGCTGCTTGAGTGGCATTTAAGTCAATTAGATATTCTTCAACAAACCGTTTTTGCTTGTCTGTTAATTTAGTTTTACCACGCCCTTTAGACGTGGATTTAACCTCGTCTTTTTTTGGCATAGGTTAATCCTTTTTTAAATACTTGACTTGTGTGTATCTGTGTGTATAATAGTATTTGATTAAGGCAAAGGAGGTATCACGTGAACTCACACGACTTAATCAAGGAACTGACAGCAATTGGATGTACTGAATTGAGATGTAAAGGGTCGCACCATATATGGTATTCACCTAAAACAGGAAAGACGTTTCCTGTTCCGCATCCCAAGAAAGATTTACCAATAGGTACTGTCAGATCCATAAAGAAATCGGCAGGGCTTTTATAGCTCTGCCGAGTCTTATAAGGAGGTTATATGTTATTTACCATTGGCGTTGAAACGCCAAAAAATGAAAATGAAGCGTTTGGCTTATGTGTGCCTGCGCTTTTTAATGAAACTTACTCTTGTTTTAGTGGTGCAGATACTGTCGAAGAAATTGTTCCAATGGTAACTGATGCAATCCATACCATCTTAGAAATGATGGTCGAAGATAATTTTGATATTTCCCAAATTAAAGATTTAGGATTTCTTCACTATAAAGAGCAAGAAGATTTTCAATATTGCGATAGTTGGTTATTAATCGATGTAGATATCACTGCTTACTTTGGTAAACGCCAGCGTGTTAATATTGTATTACCGCAATATCTAATTGATAGAATAGACCAACGTGTAGCTAATAATCCAATCTATAAAGACCGTAGTCATTTCTTAGCAGTAGCTTCTCAACGAGAGTTATCATCATCTTTATAATAAAAAAGGCATAGTGAAATATCTATGCCTCTTTTAATTCTGTGCGTTTTCTGTTTGCCACTCCCTTATCTTATCTACACGATTATCCAAAAAAATTAATTCTTGCTGTTTCAGTAGAAAACAAGAAACAAGAAGATACTATTTTTAACAGTTTTATACAAAACAAGAGTATAGAAAATGTAGGAAATGTAAGTGCAATCTCAAGAGATGATTTGTTCGAAGAAAGCTATATTTTATATAACTGTTTCAGTGAAAGCGTTTTAAACAAGCTAAAAGATATCGCAAAACTGAAAGACGGATCTTTAGAAGAAATGCAATCTCAAATATCAAACATTATTGATGAATTTATTGAAGATTTGGAGTGAGAGTAAATGAAAGCATTCTGCTTAGAAAAAGCATTAGCTGGTTCACCAGTCATGTTGAAAAATGGCTGTAAAGGCTTTATAAAATTTGAAATCCCTAGTCGTTATAATTTCGCACCCAGTTCAGCTCTGGGTGGATATTGGATCAATAATAGAGATGTTGCTATCACTGAAAATTGGAGAATTAACGGAACCCACTTCGATGACAGCAATCTTAATATAATTGGTATGTATGAAGAATCTAATAACTATGAGAGTAATCAGATGAAAAAGTTTGACTTAGAAAAAGCATTGGCTGGAGAACCAGTACGCTTACGTGATGGCTCTAAAGCATTTGTAATGTTCAGAAAGCCTGAAAAATTAGTTTTCACACATGATACTGAGCTAGTCGGTTATGTTATTAGCGGTATACATGCAGTAACACAGTCATGGAGTATTAATGGCTTGTATCAAGAAAATGAAGAAAGCGATGCTGACATTGTAGGAATGTGGGAAGAACCACGACCGACAGTAACGCTTACTTTGCCATGTCCGCTTAAAGAGTTAGAAGAAGGTCAGAAGTTTTGGCGTATCACAATGAATTCAGATCCATTAGGTATAGCTTGGGCGAAGGTAGATGTTGGTATGAGTGTTTTTGATAAGGAAAATGTTTATCATTTAGCACTATTAGATGCTGGTCTAGCATTTAAAAGCGAAGAAGACGCTCAAGCTTGGTTTGATGCTATGAAAAATGCACGGAGATAAGTCAAGAAGTATGATTTTAACAAATCATTGTATTAAGCCGTCTAGCACGGCTTTTTTATTTAAGGAGGATTTATGGAAATTAATATCTACAATGATTTCCTTTCTGTCCAAGAAATAGAATTTCTTACAGGAAGAAAACAGAAATCACTGATTATTGAGCAATTAAACATAATGGGGATTCCATTTAAACAAAATGCAAATGGCTACCCCATTGTTCGTCGCGACTATAACGAAACTAAAAGTAAAAAGCAAAGAGTTGCATCTATATCATGCAATCATGAATCTGACTGGTATCCAAATGTATTGAAAATATAAGGAGAGCATATGGGCAGACCAAGAAAAAAAGAAAATCAAGGGTTGCCACAAAATCTAATTTGCCGCTCAAGAAAAAGAGTTAGCGGTAAGGTGGTTGACTATTACTATTATGTTTTGGCAGATGGAAAAGAAAAATCATTAGGATTAGACAAAAATCTAGCGATTCTTGAAGCTGCAAAACTAAACTGTAATAGAACTATTTCAATAGAAACAGTGAGTTTTATCCAGATGGCCCAAAAATATCTTGCTGAAGTAGTGCCCAACAAAGCTCAACAGACACAATATGCAGATAAGAGCGCAATAAAATACTTATCTCTATTTTTTGGTGACCCACCAGTAGAATTAAACAAGATTCAACCAAAACATATAAAAATGTATTTAGACTGGCGTAAATCCGTTCCAGCAAAAGCGAATAAGGAAATTGGTACATTTAATCACATTTGGAACATTGCTAGAGAATTTGGATACACCTCTTTACCTAGTCCTACTCTTGGAATTAAAAAGTTCAAAATGTCTGCAAGAGATGTTTATGTTGAAGATCATATCTATAAAATTTTTTATGATCTAGCAAATCAAGATATGAAAGACTTAATGGATATTGCATATTTAACTGGTCAAAGACCTGTTGATATCGTTGGTATGACCGTACATCAAATACATGATGGCATATTACATATTAATCAGAAAAAAACAAAAAAACGATTACGCTTCAAAATGACAGGTCAATTAGCGACTATCATTGAACGTAGAATCAAAAACACTTCACAAGTATTTTTATTTCAAAATAAGCGGAAGCAAAAACTTTCTCGTCAAACATTAACAAATTGGTTTAGTGATTTAAGAGAACTAGCATTGGCTCAGTATCCGAGCTTAGAAAGTGAAATAAAAGAAGTCCAATTTAGAGATCTACGAGCTAAAAGTGCGACAGATATATTCTTGTTACAAGATACAGAGACAGCGAAAATACAGCTAGGTCATACAGACCAAAAAACAACAAAACGTTACATCAGAAAAGACAAAATTATATTGCCGTTAAAATGTTAG